GACAACTACATGTATTTGGGTTGGATCAGAGAAAGACCCAATTATTTCAACAACCTCTGAATATCTTTAAACTAAGCAGGAACAAACAAATGAATATTGGTGATGAAGTTCTATATAGTGGCGATTATGGTGATGTCCTTCGTGGGAAGCTGACCGCAATTGGTTCGGACAAGGATTCTTATGATGACATTAAGCTGGAAGACGGCGTGTTTATGTACAAGTCTAAGAAGCTTAAAAAGTATGTTGCGTTCAAAGAGAAGTCCTTGAGTTCTGTCTATATTGAGATTACTCGTAATGGTACAAGAGGAGTGAATAAATTTGACTATATTCTTCCTGATGAGATTATTAATTGCTAAACTTCTAAAGCCTGTTACGAACCTTCATTAAACCCTTATAAATAGTCCCATGCAAGATTTCATGGGTAAAGATGGGTTTAGTTGGTTCGTTGGTGTAGTTGAAGACAGGAATGACCCTGCTAAGATTGGTAGGGTTCGTGTTCGTGTGCTTGGTCGGCATAATGAGGACTTAACTCAGGTTAAGACTAGAGATTTGCCGTGGGCTCATGTCATGCATCCTGTGACTGATCCTTCTATGCAGGGCCTCGGACATACACCTTCTTTTCTGACACAAGGATCATGGGTTGTTGGTTTCTTTAGGGACGATGAGAGACAACAGCCCGTTATCATGGGTTCGTTGCCTGGTATTCCCGAATCATCAGCTGATCCAACAGTAGGATTTAATGATCCCCGTGGAGAAGATTCTTTGCAAGGTCCATATGCAGATAACCCCACATATGGACCTTACCCCGGCGATATAGAACATAGTGGTCATGGTATTGGAGAGTCAGACACCAATCGTTTAGCTAGAGGTTCAGCATCTGAGACTCATGATTCTCTTATAGAGCGTAGAGCTGATAGATTGCGTGGTGACCCTGCTACGGTACTTGGGGAAGAAAGTAGTGATGAAGAAATTAATGATACTACTGGTATTCCTACTGCAACTAAACCAAATCTAGAAAGTGTCTCGGCCGAAGCAGAGACAGAGACAAGGGGTTTCTGGGAAGAACCTAATCCCAAAAGCACTATTGCAGATGCTAACCCATATATTTCTGCTGCATATCCATACAATCATGTATTCGAATCGGAGTCTGGTCATATTACGGAAGTAGATGACAGCCCAGGCGCAGAACGAATGTTTCGTCAGCATATGACAGGAACATTTGAAGAGATACATCCTGACGGCACGATGGTAACCAAGATTGTTGGAGATAACTACGAGATTGTTATTGGCAGCGAGAACATTGTCATTAAGGGTTCGCAGAATATTACTGTTGAGGGTTCAGTACGAGAGCTAATAAAGGGAGATTACATACAGGAGATTGAAGGAAACTTCTTTCAGAAGATTCATAAGAACCATCGTGTTAAGGTTGGTGCTGGACAAGATGGAGCTGGTGAACCCCTTGGTGGTAATCGTGAAGAAGAGATTGTTGGCAACCATTCGTTCAATATCAATGATGATATTAAGGGCAGAGTTGGTGGTGATACAGTCATTACTCATGATAAGTCTAAAACACAAATCATTGGTGGCCAATATACTTTATCGGTTGCCGGTAAGAAAATGGATTCAAATCCAAAGGCTGCCGGTATTTTCATAACAACTGATTCTGATTATATGTTGAATGTTAGCTCTAACCTTTCACAATCAACCATATCTGGTATTGTATCTATAAAGTCTGGTAGCACTCTTAATTTTAAGTCTGCTGGAGTTATGCAGATTCAATCAGAGACAGAGATTGATTTGGATGCTGCTGATATTGATGGTAATGCAAAACCAATTAATTTGAACTAATGGCTGAATTTCAATTTATAGTAAATGGTGAATTGATTACTTATGATAAATATGAGGATATACCTGAAAAGTTTGAACATGTAATTAAATTTATACCGGACATTCCAGAAGAACCTCATACTGAGGAAGAGCATGATGAGTTATCTCTTTGGAATGAAAGGTTACAAAAACTAATGGAGAAAGAACGTGCCCGCAGCAACTAGAATTGGAGATGCAGATGTAGCCCACTGTTCAGGCATGACCAGAGCAGAGGGTTCCCCGAATGTATTTGTAAATGATATTAAGTGGAGTAGACAGGGTGACGTTAATACATCTCATGTTAAACCGCCTGTCCCTTGTCCAGCACATACAGCGCCAATTACTACAGGATCAACCACAGTTTTTGTAAACGGTAAGGGTGCGGGTAGAATTGGAGATGGTATAACTGGATGCACTTCTGTTGCTGCTGGAAGTTCTAACGTGTTTGCTGGAGGATAAAGATATGGTTGATTTTGCAAATGCTAATTTATGTGGTGCAAGTCCAGAGCTGAATGATGTTCTATCAAAGTTGGAAGACGCAAAGGCTGACATAACAGCAAAACTTGATGCATCAGCATCTGCTGCATCTGCTGCGTTTGGAGAAGCTAGGAATGAACTTGAGGGTTTGAAAAATAAACTTCAAACTATTGAGATACCAGCTATACCCAAACTAAACTTGCAAGCAGAAATGGCAAACTTAACTTCTCTTGTGCCGGGAACCCCATCATTCCTTTCTGCTCTTGCAAAGGTTAAATTAGAATTTGAAGATGACATAAAGGGCGCCGGTTTAGATTTAGGCACTCTTGTTGCAGATGCAACTGCGAAAATATCGGGCGGTGGTGATCTTTGTGCGCTTGTCCCAAATCTTGAAAAGGCATCTGGGAGTTTAGATGCTGCAACAACAAAACCTGCCGCAGTAACACAAGCTGCGGAAAAAGCAATATCTGAAGCTTCCTCTGTAATACAACAGAATGCGAATATTTTAAAAAGAGTTGAAAATAATAAAGCAAAGATAGAAGCCTTTGTGACTACTAAATTAACACCAACAATAGAAGAAATTGCGGCAATGAAAATCCCACCAACAGAAGATACTGGTGCGTTTGTCGTTGCAGATAAAACTAACACAAAGACTATATCAATTGAATCTTCTAGTAAGGTAACTGTTACCACTTCCGGCGGCGGCCAAGGTGTTAATGTAGCTGCAGCTGACTCAATGGGATTTAACCATAAGAGGACCAAGAAGGAGGAATATGTAAAGTTTGAGGATTTACAAATTTCTGAGTCTGGCATAACATTCACTAAGTTAAAATTTAAACCCGTTTGGATATCTAGCATCTCTGTCTTTCCCCCACCAGCTGTTCGGGCTAAATTAGTTACTACGGCCGCCGACCCAGATTTGTTTCGTATAAGAGAACTTCCAAATGAGAAAGAATACTTCAGAGTTCTAGACATTTGGAGAAGAGAGGGGAAGCCGCCATATTACTCCGGCTTCAATGGCCAACATATGGTTAATGTATCTAAGGTCTACGAAGTCCCAAATTATTCCGATGATCGCGGCGCACGCTTCCGCCCACGATATATTCCTGTTAGAATAAGTGCCGATGGAAGTGCTGTAGTTCGCACCGCTGCCGCATCGGCCGTAACCGGCCGGTTACGACAAGAAAAGATTATAACAGAGGGAAATCATCCGGGGAATCTTGTTAGTGTTAGAGCTCTGGATTTTCATCGCCGCAAAGGTCAATTTTTTATTAGAGAAAATAAAAGGGCTCGTTTTTCTACCAAAGAACAGGAACACGGAACGAGGTCAGACAAGGTTCTTAATCGTCAGCTGAAAGGATATGCGGCTAAAATCACCTATATATATCTTGAAAATTATGACCCTAATGTAGAGAATGGCGCAACGGAGCCGGTTTTGGAGCGAATTGGCGGCAGAACTCGGATACGTTAGGGTCTGGACATATTGATACCAGTATAAATACAAACATAAATGAATTATGATGAAATAAAACACAGTAGAGATTGTATAAATATAATAAAAAGGGATACTAATGTCAAAGACCGCATACACTGATGGTACATTTCAAGGTGAAGAGCGTGCAGCTCAGTTGTATTCCGATATTGATTTATTTTTTGGACCTAAAATTGGATCAAAAGATATATCTAAACTTGTTGACTTTACAGCAGTTAAGAGGTCTGTAAGAAATCTTATCCTAACCAATCCTTATGAAAAACCTTTTCATCCAGAAATTGGTTCTGGGGTTAGAGATATTTTGTTCGAACCTATGACTCCGATTACAGCATATGTTCTAACTATGAGAATCGAAGAGGTGATTGAAAACTTTGAACCCAGAGCTCGTTTGATTGGCGTTAGAGCATTACCCAATCTTGACAACAATGCATATGAAGTAACCATTGAGTTTTATGTTGTTAATGCACCCACAGAACTTGTGAACATGGAAGTTCTATTAGAGAGATTACGATAATGGCAGCAACAAGAAAAAGACTCACTGTAACAGAATTTGACTTTGATGAGGTTAAAGATAATCTAAAAATCTTTATGCGAAATCAAAATGAGTTTAAGGATTATGACTTTGAGGGGTCTGGTCTTAGCGCGCTTCTAGATGTTCTCGCATACAATACTCACTATCTTGGTTTCAATGCGAACATGCTTGCAAACGAAATGTTCCTCGATTCTTCTCAATTGAGGTCAAGTGTAGTTTCTCATGCAAAGACCTTGGGATATACCTCTCGTTCTGCCACAGCTGCAAATGCAACTGTTGATATATTTTTGAATACGTCTAATCCCAGTGCAACTATGCCTGCGGGCACAATCTTTACATCTAGTATTGGTGATACATCTTATCAGTTCGTAACCACACAGGATGTAACTTCACTTCTTAGTGGCTCTACAATCGAATTCACTGATGTGATCATATCTGAAGGTAGTTATGTTTCAACTAGATATACTGTTGACACTCAGAATATTGAACAGAGATTTCTTATTAACGATGATAGGGCAGATACAGCAACTCTCACTATTGATGTACAGAACTCTGTATCAGATTCTACATTAACAACTTATACTCTAGCAACAGATATTTCTGCACTAACTTCTACATCTAATGTTTATTTTTTACAAGAAGTAGAGGATGGTAAATATGAAATATATTTTGGTGATGGTATTTTAGGTACTACGTTAGAAGATGCTAATATTGTTATAATGAATTATG